CGCCGCAATCGGCGGTTCCTTGCCGTTGAACGTGGTCCAATCGGCCGAGGCGAGATAGCCGTTTGCCGAACCGGTCGCAGGCGGCAGGCTGATCGCCGGTGTCGTACCGCCCGAGGACACGACAGGAGCCGTGCCAGTGACAGCCGTAACCTGCGCGACGTTGGCGACGTTGCCCAAGCCGACGGCAGTCTTGTCGAGCGTCTGCCAACTCTTATCGCCACGCCAATACTGCGCCGTCGTACCGGCCGTGATGGTGCTTTCGCGCGAGGTGTCAGTCGGATGCTTGTGGTCCTCACGCGCATATTTCGTTGCCGTCCCTACCGCAGCAGCGCCATCCATTAACGGCAGGGCTGTCGCCGGTGGCACGGCCACAGTCGTGATTGCTCCAGTGACGAAGGCGGTTGTCGCGATGCTCGTATCGTTATCCCCGGCGGTCGGAGTCGGCGCCCGCGGATCGCCGGTAAAGACCGGGCTGGCGAGGTCGGCCTTCAGCGCAGACCGCGCAGCCGTGTAGTAGAGATTCGTCGTGCCCTCTCCGACCTGATCGCTCGAAGTCGGCGGCGGCGACACCTCGACGTAGCCGGCGGGCGATCCCGCTCCGATGTACGCCATCATGTTGGCGACGAGCGCATCCTGCTGCGTCGGGGTCGGGATCGTATTGAAGATCACGAACTCGAAGATTTTGCCGTCCATCGAGAGGTTGCCCGTGCTCCAGCCCATGCCAAGCCGCAGGATGCCGGTCAGCGTCACGGTGTTGCCGGACGGAACAGCGGTGCTCCACGTGCCGCCGTTGATGCGCTGGTAGAGGTTGCCCGTCTCGTGCCGAAGCTCGACCACGTAGGACGTGCCGAGCGAAGCGTTTGCGCCACCCGCCGGGGCCTCGTCGGCGTTGGTGTCCCAGTTGTACGCGCTGATCTTCGGCCCGAGCTTGATGTAGGTGCCGATGTTGCCCGAGTGGTCGCCCCATACGCCATGGTTCTTGTAGACCGTCGGATCGTTACCGGTCGCCGCATCGATGATGATGCTGGCCACCGCGTAAGTCGCGCCAGCACTGATGAACGTGCTGATCGGCGTCGAGCCAGTGTAGACGTGAATCCCCGCCGGCGTGATGTCGAGCGCATCGACGTTCGCCGTGCCGGCCTTGACGATCGAGGGACGATAGGCGGTCTGCGCCTGAATCATGTTGCGGCCATTGCCGCTCTGATCGAACAGCGTATCGACCTTGCCCGAGGTCAGATTGTAGAACGCACCAGAGTAGGCGGAAGCGAGCTGGCGCGACGCCGAATATCCACCCGTGACTCCGGCCAGGACATCGAGCGGCGGGGGACCGAGGGAGCCGCTGGTGGTTGACCAGCGATAAAGCTTGTTGGTGTCGAGCGCGACGTAGAGGATGCCGGCGGTGCCGGTGGCCGGGAAAGCCGCCAGGTTGGCGTACTCTACCACATCATCGACATAGGCCGGAAGCTGGGCCGCCGGGACCTTGGCCGTCGCATCGAGCGAGGCATAGCCGTTGGCCACCCCCTTGTTGGCGGTGGCTTCCTTGGCGTCGAGCGCACCTTGCAGCCCGGTGACGTCCGAGATCGGATGCTGGTGCGCGCTCGGCGGGAAGGTTGCCGGCCTGTTCGGGATCGTCGTCCAATCGGTGGTCGGGGTCAGGGTGTTGGCGGCATCGTTGTAGGTCCAGGTTATGCCGGGCCCGTTCTGGATCATCGCTGCGGCCGCATCCTGCGCCTGCTCGTCGGTGTAGCCGGGCGGGACCGTCGCGATCTTGTCGTCGACGTACTGCTTGGTAGCGGCATGCAGGCTAACGGTCGGCGGGCCGAACAGCGTCAGCAAGCCGGTCATCGTGTCCCCGGCCTTGGCCACGCGCTGCGCATCCTGGGCATCGACGTAGGTCGTGTCCGCCTTGGCACTGAGCGAGGTCTGCAACCCGCTGACGTCGGACATCGCATGCTGGTGCGGGCTCGGCGGGAAGCTGGTTGGCTTGTTCGGGACCGTCGTCCAGTCGGTGGTCGGCGTCAGGGTGTTGTTCGCGTCGTCATAGGTCCAGGTCACGCCCGGCCCGTTCTTGATCATGGCCGCAGCCGCATCCTGCGCCTGCTCATCGGTGTAGGGTGTCCCGCCGCCGCCGCCGCCGCCGGCCGCGATCGCCGCATCGACATAGGCCTTGGTCGTCAGGTGCTCCGCAGCCGTCGGGCCGGCGGCACTTACCTGCTTGGTGAAGTTGCCGAAGCCCTGGGTCATCTGGTCGCCGAGGATTTTGACCAGCGGGTTGCCGTCGCGGGCCGACGCACCGCTGCTGCTATCCGGCGGCGAAAAGGTATGCGTCCCGGTCTTGTAGTTGATCGACTTGTCGTGGACGAAATCGGTCTTGTCCTTGGTTATCTCGAGGTAGTGCTTGCTTTCCTCCTTGTGCAGCGTCTTCTGGCCGGTTGGCTTGCTGCTCCCGCCCGCGCCATTGCCGTCGCTGCTGCTGCTACTCCCGCCACTGCTGACCTCAAAGGTCTCAATGTCGAACTCGACGCCGGACGACCTGGACCGGAACGTGCGCGCCAGCTTGGCCTGGCCCGGTTGCTGGGTCTGCTTCTTGCCGTTCTGGTTCTCCACCAGCGCAAGACGGATCTTCTTATCGACGTTGCCGGTTAGGAACAGGCCGGTGTCGGTGTTGAGGAATTGCTGGCCCCACTCCTTGAGGCCGAACATCGCGGTAGAACCCTTGGCGGCATCCTTGATCAGGTTGAGCAGGCGGTGGCGCCGGTCATCCATCGCGCCGGCAATCGGGAATGAGCGGTTGCCGCCGGCGAAGTTGATGATCGTCTCCGGGCCCATCGTGACCTGGCCGTCCTTGCCCTTATCGCCATCGGCCGTGACCGAGGTGAAGCCGTAGTTCTGTGGCGCCTCAAGCTCCTTGCGGCTCTCCCCCTTCATCATGCCGCCCTTCATCTCCTGCATCAGCGGGCCGTCGTCGACTTCGCCAACGACCGAGCGGGCGCCGCCAGCAGAAAAGGCGCGGTGCGAGGTGTTCAAGGGAGTAGCGCGGTGCATCTCAGGGCATCCGGGTTGGATAGGTCGGGAAGGCTGGTCCGGCGGCCGGGGTAGCAAGCGCCCCGACCACTTCACGCGCGGCTTCATTCCAGGCGTCGTCGACCTGGCCGGGAACGGAACCGTTCAGCGCCGCCGGGTTCTTTAGGTCGAGTTGCGTCAGGGTGCCGGCCTGGTTGTCCTGGGTGTAGGTGACGGTCTCGGCTTTCAGGATTCGGTTGACGATCGCCATCGGCGAGTTGACGCGATAGTGCGATCCGGCCCGCCACGGGAACAGCATCGGACGCCCGTCCACCGTCGTCGCGCGGCTCTGGAACCAACCCGGCGTGGTGATGCTGACATTCAAGAAGGTGCCCTCGTTCCACTTGTTCTCGTTCTGCGCGCGGCGCGCCAGCTCGGCGACGCTCCACACCGGCTGCTCGGCCGAGGTCCACAAGGGTCGATACCGCTTGGCGCTGCCGCCGACCGCGGCGGCCTGCTCGGACTGCTGCGCGCCATTCTGCTCATTGTTCGCCGGGCTCTGCCCGAGCACGCCGTACTTGGAATACAGGTGCTCGGCGTTCCACACCGCCTGGCACTTGAGGATGTTGTAGCCTTCCACCAGATCGCCATCGGAAAGTCCGCTGTGCTGGCCGATCAGCAGGAGGTTGCCCATGTGGTCACTGCCGAGGATCACGCCACGCGGGCGGGCGATGCGCTCGAGGAAGTTCCATACCGTCTCCCCCGGCTCGGACTGCAGCCGCTTGAACGGGGTGTTATCGATGTCGCCGACCGGGATGCCGGCGATGCCGGTCGGGGCCAGCACCTCCTGCGCCACCTGCGTGAACGTCTTGCCGTCAAAGTTGTGGTCCTTGTGCTCGATGCTGCTGGTCGCAGCGTACCACTGCACGCCCTTTCCCTGCAGCATGATGCCGTGTGAATTTGCATCGTAGGCCACCTGCCGCACCAGGATCACTCCGGCGACCGCGAGCAGGCCGCCGAGATAGATCGCGCAAAGGTCGCCGGGCTTGAACTGCAACTTCTCGAAGTTGTTGTACCGGGGAAGCGGGTCGCGCTCCACCGCGGTGAAGCGGAACAGCGGGCAGTCCTCGGTCCAGCGGTGCTGCACCCACACCGACTCCCAATCGTCGTAGCGCCGGCCATTCACTTCCACCGTCGCGATCTCGTCCGGGTTGCGCACCCCAAGCGGCGGCGGCCCCGGCTGGAACTGGGGCCGATCGATAGCATTCATGACGCCAGGGCCTGCCCAATCGGGAGCATGAAAGCGGGATGCACGACCTTGTTGCCGTCCCGCAGCTCGTCACCCCGGCTCGCATCGGTATAGAGCCGATAGGCCGCCTGGAGCGTCGCCAGGGGATTGGCGAACTGGAACTTGACGATCCGCGCCAGCGGCTGCGCGGTCGTGGTCAGATAGTTGACCAGGCTGGCGTGCAGCTCGACAACCGTGCGGTAGAGCGCCGCGTCCATCGCATCGGCGAGCAATTCCTCGGTGGCGCCGAATCCCGTGTTGATCGAGGCAATCATATCCTCCACCTGCTGGCGGCTGGTGAAGGTCATATCGATCAGCAGCTGCGCCTGGGTTGCGAGCGCGAGCTGGACAATCGAGTCGCGGGTCAAGGTGGCGCCGAGCGAGGTGGTCTCGGTGGCCGCAATCCCCAGCCTGATCTGCTCCATCTCCGCCAGGCTGGCGCCGGCGAGTCGGGCCAGCTCGAACACGTTGTCGAGCGGGGCGCCCATGGTGTTGTTGAACAGGTAGAACTCGGCATGCACCAGCAGGTCGCCGATCGCGGTGCGGCAGTCCGAGCCGGGGCGGCCTTGCAGCGAGATCGAGCGCATGATCCCGTCCATCGCCGCCTTGATGATCGGCACCGTCTCGAGGATGTCCAGCTTGTGCATTACCCGGCCGCCAGGACGTTGGCGTCCAGCTTACCGACGACCTGCTGGCGCAGCTTGTCGCGCAGGTTGCTGACGTCGGTGCGCGGATCCGGCGGCGTCTCGCCTAGCTTCTGGCCGTACTCGCTGAACTGCATATCAAAGACGCAGTAGCCGCCGTAGCGATCCTCCTCGCTGAGCCGGTAGCGCGGGCACACCACCGTCATCGGCTGCATCGTCGGCAGTTGCAGCACGCCCGGCTCGCCGCGCACCAGCTCGGCATCGAGCGCGTCGCGGGCAATCCGGTAGTCGCGCAGCTGCAGCTCGTAGCCTTCATCCGACGAGTCGGTGTCATAGGGGTAGCTGATGCAATAGCCGCGCACCGAGAACTCGTAGGCGCGCCGCCCCATGTCCTCGGCATAGGGAAGCTCTTTCTTGGGAAACTCGTGCACCACGATGCGCCGGCCGCTCTCCTTCGAGCCGCTCTCGACGTGGAAGTGGACCCCGCGGAACGAGGCCGGCAGCAGCTCGCTGCGCCACGGACTTAGGATCACGCCGCTCCGGGAAGCGAGGTCGGTGATGCGCATGCTAGCCTGCCGCCAGTTCGGCTTCGGTGAAGGCCTTGCCGCTCGAGGCCGCCGGAGTCATCTGATCATTGCGCACCTGCGCAACGGTCTTGAACGGCGTAGTGGTCTTGCCGGTTTCCTGGGTCTTGACGTTGACGTCGACGGTGCCCTTGGCTTCGACCTTCTGCGGCGCAACCTCATCCGCAATCTGCTTGTCAACGACCGCACGATCGGCCGCCTTCTTGACGACAGCGGGGGCTTCCCGCGGATATTGCGCAGCGTAGCGTGCAGCCGATGCTCCGCGGTCGGCCATCTCGACGGCAACCGCCTTCGGCCGCTCGTAATAACGACTGACGGCCGCACCAGCCTGGGCCGCGGTGTGAGCCCGACTAAGTATTTGTCCGGCTCTTTTCTCCCCGCCTTGCGTCATCTCCCACTGCACCGCCTGCAGCTGCTCTTGATAGGTCATCTGCGAGATTGGCTTACCGAAATGACGCTCAATCGGAGCCCGGCGGTCCGCGTGCCATTGCGCGATCCCCTGCGCCTTCCCGGCATCACCCCGGGCGGCCGGATTAAAGCGGCTTTCCTGGGCCAGATTGGCGACGATGCCGGCGGCCTGCTCGTGCGTCCAACCCTGCGACTTGAAGTAATTCAAAGCCTGGCCCGCTCGATCACCCTCCTTACC